AGCGTCTCCAACTCGAACGTGAAAGCGTTCCCCATAGAGGAGAATTTTTCCAGGTCGAGCACCTGACCATGGTACTCTACCGACCCAGTCCGAAACTGGGATAGAAAGGTAAACCAATCTAAAGGTAGTAGATTTGCAACTAGCTCTTTCGAGATAGTATCGGAAGCCATCGAGAGATCGATGGTCGCGAGCGTTCCTGAGACTGACCCTTGACGGGCTAACCTCTGGTTTCGCTGTTGATCATCGGTTCTGACGCCGGACAATGCCAGCCTACCCTTTAAATACGTACCTATGCCTTTTTGGGCGAAGGTATTAAGGATAGGTTCGATCACAATGGACCGATAGGTCTTGGCATTTTTTGGAACGAACTGCAGCTTGCCGGGGACAATTGTAACATCCACCATTAGCCGCCCAAGCTCTTCATGAGAGGCATGCAACATCGCCCACTCTGGAACTTGGCTAAGGAGTGCAGCTGCACTCGGTAATAAGTTCGCACTACACTCAAGCCTCGATCCCAATTTGAATCTGGGTGAAGAGGCTAAGGGTTTTACGCCCGTGTTTGATCCTGGGCCAAAGTCAAACTGTAGATCAGACCACAAAGGGAGCTTCCCCAATATCTGTGTGATTTTCCGCTGCGCCCCATGAAGTATGGAGTGAACAGCTGGGTGCATATATGCACCGTCGCGAAGATGTCGGAAGTAACTGTTTGTGACTGCGCAACTTGACTCTGATTCTTGAAACCTCTGCCACGCGACGTCCTCCTTGCTCAAACCGAGCTTAAGCGGCTCTAGCTTCGTAAAGAAGCCTAAAGCTTGCCTAGCATGGATAAGATGCAGGGGATTATCATCGTAGGTGTAAGGTAATTCAAAAGCGCACAAGCCAGCCCAATCCCGATTCCTAATGAAATTACTAAGGGTATCGGAAAAAGGGCCAGCCTCTTTAATGTGCGACCAGGCGAAGTCCGTGAGAATCTTGATTGATTCGTCATAGGAAAACTTTTGGTCCCATTGCGGTCTGAGGGTTATCCTCATTTCAACCTCCACTAGAAAGGAAAAGAAAATACCGAAAATTAACTCGGCATGACTACGTTGATGAACGAGTATGGAAGCACTTGCGCTTGCCCGACACCTTCGAAGGTACCGGAAGCAACAATATTTGCGCTATTACCCGTATCAGCGGTACTACTAGCACCCATCATCAGGTGGGTCATCATCCTATACACGTTCGCACGGTCCGCAGCAGTGCTGCGGGCCGGTGCAAACATGGTAAAGATGCCAACCATTACGTAAGCCGTCTTTGCGGCGGCGACGTAGCCAGTAGCAGCCGCAGAACCGATGGTCTCCAAGACGGGGACTTCGAGCTTTGCGGACAGACGGTAGTCACCACTCTTCAACTTTTCCCAAGTGGCAGTCAGGCGAGCCTGACCGTCGATGGGAACGCCGATCAAATTTGCACGCCAGACAAGATTCTGGTTAGCATTTGAGACCGGCAGGAAGGTGATGGTTGTGTCTGAGTCATCCTGTAAAAGGATGTTGGACATATCGGCCATGGTATAACTCCATGAAACTCTCTGTGGTGATAAGCCACATCTTAGAGTACCTGAGTACAGGTTTGTTGAGGGCCGTTTACTAAACGGTTTATCTAATGCCTGCGAGCGTAGCTGCGAACTGCTTGTTCGATCTTCTGATGGGCGAGTGCGACAGCGTTAGCAATCCGAACACCCCTTAGCCCTTGCCGGAATTTTGGCGTGGGTACAGGAATTGTGTTCGAACATATTCTGACAAATGATCCGCTTTTCAGTTCTTGAAAACCGGGGTTAACAATTCGATCATCGAGGATTACTCCAAGTGTCGACTTGTACTTGTCAGATGTACTAATGCAAACATTAGCTTTGATGTGAGGAATGACCGTAAGGATGTCGAGATAATCGCCGATCGGTAAAAACCAGTCGACGACAAAGCTCCATGGAAGTAACTCATGAGCGATTGGTGCCAAGTCCATAAGACCTAGACCCCTCGCTACATCCAACTCCTCTTCGAGATCCACAATGTACTGTTTACGGTACGTGCGAATCCCACTCATGGTATACTGACTAGGGACTTGAGATCCGTCATGCAACCAGGTCTTTCGACCTGATTTGTAGACCCTCGAAGTACGAGGCTTGTAAGTAAGATTTTCAAACGCCACAGCCGCGTTATAGACATCGCTGAGAGCTGGTGCATAGCCGTACATCATGGCTAGCCACGCTCCCGAAACGTCATCGCGGTCCAAGTGATACTTTAGGCGTTTGGCACCCCGCTGACCTGGTACGAAACCAACAGCCTTCAGGGCGCCGAGAAAATCACCACGATGTATTGACACCACGCCTTGCGTCACGGCGCGGAGGGTCGACAGTGTTTGAGTAACAAGCTGATGGCTCTGAGATGCAAAGACTCCAAGATTGAATTCGTGGAGTCTAACAGCATCCGTTAAACGAGACAGCAGCCTGAGATCATCGTTGTCGTCCCACAGATTCGGCCCTGGGTCGTCTCCGCTCACTTGGTAAGGTGAGGGGGTATAACCCGGAGCGTACACAAATTCGCCCGCAGCCTGGATAATAGTTTTCCAGGAGCAGGTATAGTTGTTACACTTACCTCTGCCGTCTGATCCAGACCAATACTTATATCTGTAAAGACGAGAGGGGTAGTGCGGCGAACCTTCTGTGTATGAACCTGTAGTCATAGTTTTGTCTCAAAAGTAAGGGGACCGGTCCTTCGGCCGGAACA